TGATATACGCTATAGTATATTTACAGATTCCTGAATCTAACAAAGAAGTGTGGATACATTTAATAGGTATATGTGAAGGTATAGTTTTATCTATATTCGGTTATTTTTTCGGTGCAGCTGTTAGAAAAAACAAGTAATACTTAGAAAGTAATCAACACTTTGTGTAATATATATATAAGTAATTAATAATTAAATCAAATTTAAAATGAGTAAAAAAATCGAACAGGTAGAATTAGAAGAGTTAGTAAAGCAACAGGGGTTAAAAACTAGGATGCTTTCAGATATGGGAGCTTTAGAAGTGCAGAAAGCGCAAATCGTAGGTTCATTTGCACAGTTGTTAGCAGATGCTGAAAAAACCACTACGGCTCTAGAAGAAAAGTACGGCAAAATTACTGTCAACTTAGAGGATGGTAGCTATGAAGAAATGCAAGAACAACCTGATGAGCAAGCTGATTAGAAAAATAAGCATAGGTGCTGACTATAAAAATGAAGCAATGCACTACTCTGTAGGTCAACAAGTCTATGGAGGGCATTGTATTTCTGATATATTGCACGACCAGAAAGATGGTTCTTATAATATTTATATAACAAAAAACAACGAGGTTATTCCATGGAAGAAGTTTAACTCCAATATGGCAATATCAATTGAATATAATTTAGAATACTGATGCAAAGCTTATTTAGCTTCATTATAGAACCTAAAGAAAGTAGGTACACTAATGAAGTAGATATTGGGGGTAAGAAATTAATAATTAATACTACCATGGACGATCATAAGTTCGTCAATAGAGTAGGTATTGTAAAATCAGTTCCTTTAATAGGGGATACTGATATACAAGTCAACGACGAAGTTATAGTGCATCATAATGTTTTTAGAAGATTCTATGATGTACGCGGAATAGAAAAGAACAGTAGCTCTTATTTTAAAGAAGATAAGTATTTCTGTTATTATGATCAAATATTTTTATATAGTAGAAATGGAGAATGGAAAGCTCCTATGGATTTTTGCTTTATAAAGCCTATAGTTGAAAATAATAAAAACTCAATTATAAGCAGCCAGAAAGAACGAAAGCATATTGGTATACTAAAATATGGTAATAGCTCTTTAAAGGCGCTTAAAATAAACGAAGGAGACCTTTTGGGGTTTAGTCCTAGTAGTGAGTATGAGTTTTTAATAGATGAAGATAGATTGTACCGAATGCGTACCAATGATATTACAATTAAATATGAATACAAAGGAGACGAAGTTGAATATAATCCAAGCTGGGCAAAAGGCTGTGGAAGAACTTATTAAAGTAGCAAAAGAAGCTATTGTAGATTCTGAAGATGATTTATCTGCGGACAGGTTAAAAAATGCAGCAGCTACTAAGAAGTTAGCTATATTTGATGCGTTTGAAATACTCAATAGAATCGAAGCAGAAGAAAATATATTAAACGAAAACCCTAAAGAAGAAACTAAAGAAAAGTCTTTTAAAGGTTTTGCAGAAGGGAGGTCTAAATGATATACGAGCAAACGCTAGTAAAAGTACTAAAAGACTATATAAAACCTCACACATTAAAAAGGGAAAATAGATACAAGAAGTGGGAGTACGGATATAATAAAGATCATGATATGGTTATTATATCTAAAACAGGTAAGATTGGTGAAGTATATGAAATACAGGGTTTAAAAATAGCGCTACCGCTAGCTGAAAATAGCTATAAACTATCAGACAATAAACTAGAGCAAAGATGGGAGCGATTAGAATACCCAAAAGAGTTGAGCAAGATAAAATCAGTATTTGACTGGGAGGATAGATCTAGTGAATTTAAAAACAAATGGTATGACTATATTGATGAAGAGTTTAAAAGAAGGGAAGAAGGTTTTTGGTTCAATAATAAAGGCAAGCCTTCTTATATCACTGGTGCTCACTACATGTACTTGCAGTGGTCCAAGATTGATGTTGGGCAGCCAGACTTTAGGGAATCAAACAGATTATTCTATTTATTCTGGGAGGCTTGTAAAGCCGATGTACGGTGTTACGGAATGTGTTATCTTAAGAACAGAAGATCAGGTTTCTCTTTCATGGCATCAGGTGAGACGGTTAACCAGGCAACAATATCCACAGATTCAAGATTTGGCATTTTATCAAAGTCCGGACCAGATGCCAAAAAGATGTTTACTGATAAGGTCGTACCCATCTCAGTTAATTACCCCTTCTTCTTCAAACCAATCCAGGACGGTATGGACAGGCCGAAGACAGAACTCGCATACAGGGTACCCGCATCAAAGTTTACCCGTAAGAAACTTGACACCAACGAGAAACTACAGGAGATTACCGGTCTCGACACCACGATCGACTGGAAGAACACCGGGGACAACTCGTACGATGGTGAAAAATTAAAACTACTAGTACACGATGAAAGCGGAAAGTGGGAAAAACCAACAAATATATTAAACAACTGGAGGGTAACTAAAACTTGTTTAAGACTAGGTTCTAAAGTAATAGGTAAGTGTATGATGGGCAGTACCTCAAATGCTTTAGATAAAGGTGGTGATAATTTTAAAAAATTATATTATGATTCAGATGCCACAAAAAGAAACGCCAATGGACAAACTCGCTCAGGATTATATTCTTTGTTCATACCTATGGAATGGAACTACGAAGGATACATTGATTCTTATGGATTTCCTGTCTTCGAAACGCCGAGCAAACCGGTTGAAGGACCACAAGGCGAATTAATTGGTACAGGTGTAATAGAATATTGGGAAAATGAAGTAGATGGATTAAAAGACGATCAAGACGGTTTAAACGAATATTATCGTCAGTTTCCAAGAACAGAGAATCATGCGTTCAGAGATGAAACAAAGCAATCTTTATTTAATTTAACAAAGCTATACGAGCAAATAGATTACAATGAAGACGCTCAAAGAAATGGTTTAGTAACTGTTGGTAGCTTTCAATGGAAAGACGGTGTTAAAGACAGTACCGTAGAATTTATGCCTAACAAAAGCGGTAGATTTAAAATCAGCTGGGTTCCTAAGTTGGAAATGCAAAACAGAGTTAGATTAAAAAATGGTGTAAAGTATCCAGCAAATGATCACGTTGGGGCATTCGGGTGTGATAGTTATGATATATCCGGGACTGTTGATGGTGTAGGGTCTAACGGTGCATTGCACGGATTAACTAAATACTCAATGGAGGAAGCTCCTGCGAATAGTTTTTTCTTAGAATACGTTGCAAGACCTCAAACTGCTGAGATATTTTTTGAAGACGTATTAATGGCTTGCGTATTTTATGGTATGCCTATATTGGTTGAAAACAATAAACCTCGACTTTTATATCATTTCAAAAGAAGAGGGTATCGAGGGTACTCAATGAATAGACCAGATAAAACTTATAATAAGCTTTCAATAACTGAAAAAGAAATTGGTGGAATACCAAACTCCTCAAACGATATAAAACAATCTCACGCTGCGGCTATAGAATCATATATAGAAAAGTACGTAGGTAAGATAAACGACGGATACGGGGATATGTATTTTAGCAGAACCTTAGAAGATTGGGTTAAGTTTGATATAAATAATAGAACAAAGTTTGATGCGTCGATTAGCTCAGGTTTAGCTATCATGGCTTGCAACAAAAACCTTTATGCTCCAACGCAAGAAAGAAAAGTTAAAAGTATAAATCTTGGGATAAAAAGGTATGACAATAAAGGGCACAGATCTCAAATAATATAAATAAATGATTAATAAAGCTATAAAAAGTTCTTTTCCAAGCCAAGCGGTTAGCGATATAGAAAAAATGAGTGCTGAATACGGAGCACAAGTTGGTAGAGCTATAGAGCACGAGTGGTTTAACTCTAAAGACGGTTATAATGGTAAAAGCGGATCAGGAAGATACTCTACGTCTAGACAATCTTTTCATTCTTTAAGATTATATGCCAGAGGGGAACAATCTGTTAGAAAATATAAAGATGAATTATCTATCAACGGAGATCTATCTTACATGAACCTAGATTGGAAACCTGTACCAATTATACCAAAATTTGTTGATATTGTTGTTAACGGTATGGCTGATAGATCATATGAAATAAAAGCTTATTCGCAGGATCCAGCGTCAATACAAGAAAGAACAGATTATGTAACTAAGATAGCCGAGGATATGGCAGCTAAGCCATTTAATGACGCGGTCGCTAATCAATTAGGAATTGATATATACCAAACAGATCAAAGCAAGTTGCCTGAAACATCGGAAGAACTTGAGATACACATGCAGCTTGAATATAAGCAAGCAATAGAAATTGCAGAAGAAGAAGCGATAAACAGTGTATTTGATAAAAACAAATATGAATTAGTATCTAGGCGTATAAAAAGAGATTTAACCGTTATAGGTATCGGTGCTGCTAAAAGTTCATTTAACAAAGCAGAAGGTATTAAAGTAGAGTATGTAGACCCGGTTGATCTTGTATATTCAAATACAGATTCACCTTATTTTGATGATATATATTATGTAGGTGAAGTAAAAGAAATATACGCTAATGAACTTAAGAAAGAATTTCCTGGATTAACAGATGAGCAATTAAAATCTTATCAAGGCTATAATAAATCGTCTACAAACAGCGGATATAATTCTAAATCAAATGAAAGTAACAGTATATCTGTTTTATATTTTGAATATAAGACTTACGCTACTCAAGTACATAAAATAAAGAAAACAGCTACCGGAGGTAGTAAAGCTATTGAAAAAAATGACACATTCAACCCTCCAGCTAACGACGACTTTGAAAAAGTTGATAGAGCTATAGAGGTAATATATGAAGGTGTTAAAGTTATAGGTAGTGGCGATATACTTAAGTGGGAACTTAAGAAAAATATGATAAGACCCAAAGCGGATACTACAAAAGCCCAAATGAGTTATGCTATCTGTGCGCCTAGAATGTATGAGGGTAGAATAGAATCTCTTGTTAGTCGTATGACTAATTTCGCAGATATGATCCAGCTTACACATTTAAAATTACAGCAGGTATTATCTAGAGTTGTACCAGATGGTGTTTACTTAGACGCTGATGCTTTAGCTGAAATAGATTTAGGCAACGGAACAAATTATAATCCTCAGGAAGCATTAAACATGTATTTTCAAACTGGTAGTGTTATTGGTAGATCAATGACACAAGACGGTGATATGAATAGAGGAAGACTACCTATTACTGAATTAAATTCAAATGGTGGTAACAATAAAATAAACGCACTTATAAGTACATATAATTATTACTTACAAATGATGCGTGATGTAACTGGATTAAACGAGGCTAGAGATGGCGGAATACCAGATAAAAACGCTTTAGTAGGTTTACAAAAAATGGCTGCGGCAAATTCTAACACAGCAACAAGGCACCTATTGCAATCAAGCTTGTATATAACCCTAACAATGGCAGAGTGTATTGCAATGCGTGTTTCTGATGTTATAGAATATTCGCCAACTAAAGAGTCTTTTATAAAAACATTAGGTAAGTTTAATGTATCTACTTTAGAAGAAATGGCTAACTTACATTTGCATGATTTTGGTATATTTTTAGAATTAACACCGGATGAAGAAGAAAAAGCAAAGCTTGAAAATAATATACAAGTAGCTTTACAGTCTGGTCAGATATATTTAGAAGACGCTATAGAAGTCAGAGAAGTGCGTAATATAAAATTAGCTAATCAGCTTCTTAAAATACGTAGAAAAAAGAAACAACAATTAGATCAAGAGCAGCAGCAAAGAAACATTGAAGCTCAAACACAATCTAATACACAATCTGCTCAAGCAGCGGCTCAGGCTGATATGCAAAAGCAGCAAGCTCTGAATGAATCTAAAGCTCAGTTAGAGCAAATAAAAAATCAATTAGAAATAGCTAAAATGGAAAGAGAAGCAGCTATAAAGAAAGAATTGATGGAGCACGAGTTTAATTTAAACATGCAGCTGCAGGAAATGCAGTTAAAGCAAGTTAACGAAAAGGATAAGTTTAAAGAAGACCGTAAAGACGAAAGAACAAAAATACAAGCATCACAACAAAGTGAGCTCATAGATCAAAGAAAGAATAATGCGCCACCCAAAAGTTTTGAATCCGCAGGAATGGATAACTTAGGTGGATTTGGTCTTGAGCAATTTGAGCCAAGGTGATAAATTTTTAACTATTTAATTATATTATATTATGTCAGAACAAAACCAACCAATCGAAGAGGTTGTTGAAGACAACGCTGTAGAAAATAAAGAAGCAGCGCAAACTGAAACACCTAAAGATGAAATCTCTTACAGGGAGGTAAAAAAAGACGGGACTATTAAATTAGACCTAGGAAAATTAAAAGAATTTCAAACTAAAAACACAGATCAAGATGCCAAAAGGAGTGAAGTACATG